AAGTAAAATAAGTACTCCAGCGGCTATTGTTAAATAGACACGGAGTACTTTATTAATTGAATCCCAATACTGGTAAAGTAAGGAAGCTATAACTAATTTAGCTACCTCAAGTGAAGAGGCCATGATAATGACCTCGAGTGATGCCCCCGCAAAGAGTTTGCTAAGGCCGCTAACTGAATAGAAAGCGGCCGAAGCAGACACTGACAGGGCGGAGAATGCTATTAAAAGCGGAAATATTTTATTTTTTAGATTCTTCATCTCTTATACCTTTATGTTTATCTATTCTATCAAGTATCTCATTTAATAGAGTAGTCTTGATAAAACCAGCCATAGAAGCATTTTTAAGTGCACTAATTAACTGGAACACCATAAAAGGTACAACGATTACTTCACTAAGCCAAGCTGTACCAGCAAAGCCTTGTTCAACCATTAAAATAACTGTTAAAATTACTAACCATGCAACTGTGTTCTTCAGTACACTTAATGCTTTACGAGTTTGAAAACCTTCACGTTTAGTTCCAGCTATTATTCCAAATACACCATCTAGAAACATAACTCCCACTATAGCTAAATACTGATCTGAGTTAGCCATAGTTAGTTCCATAAAATAGGAGCACATAAAAGTTACACCTGCGGTAAGCGAAGTAATAGCCAATAGTGGGAGATTAAGTTTCATAAAGATTTATTTTACGTACTCGTAGTACTTAAATGTTTTAGTTTTTCTATCTTCTAAACCATGAGTACCACCGTTAATACGCTTTGTAAGTTCTAAAATTGCAGCATCGTTGATACCTTTATCACAAATAGCCCATAGCTTGTTTCTTTCAAAGAAGAACATTGCTGATTCAAAAGCGTATTTAGTAGCAACTGTGTCTGGGTTAGTTAAAACTTCATTGTTGCCTAAGTACTTAGCAAATGCTTCGTAGTTAGCTTTACCAGTTAATTGTAGAGCACCTCTGCCTCTAAATTTCCATCCGTCACCTGAAGCTTCATCTCCGTTACCCATTCTAGAGGCATAAACACGGTTAGCAATTTTTTCTGGCTGACGAGCGTAAGACTCTTCTAAGGTACCTGGGAAGTATTTGCCGAAGATACCTTGTAAACCTTGAGCTGAGTAGTTTAGGTTCTCAGAGAAAGCTTTGAAGCCTCCTGTCTCGTGTGCTGTTTGAGCAAAGAAGTGTGCTGCTCTTACCGGAGTCAATTTGTAAAACTCCATTGCCTTTTTCATTGTGCCTGGACCGAAAGCGCCGTCTGCGCCTACTCCGATCTTTTCTTGTAAACTTTTTAAACTCATTATTCTTCTGTTTTATCTTTTTTACCAAAAATCTTACCTGCTTCAGCGATTCCGAATGAACCAAGTACGATTATTACAAACGAATTAAAAATTGTATCACTAATTACAAGTTGTTGACCCATAATGCCTGTAGCAACGTCAGCTAAAGCTGCGATACTCATTACTGTAAAAGACATAAATCCTACAATTGTTTTTTCATTGTAATCGTTTTTGTCTTTAAAAATGTCTTTAAATGCCATAGTTTTTATTTAAAAAGTTAATTTAATATAACTATTATATAAAACATTTATTATAAATATTACCTACTAAATCTAAAAGCTAAACCTGCGTAAGTATATTGTATAATGTCTGGGTTGCCTTTACTAAAAGTAGCCCAAGCGTCTAAATCATCTGTTGAATAAACATTTACTTTAGTACCTCCAAATGCTTTTACAGATTTAGTTAAGTTAATTCCTATTTCACCACCTAAAGTAGTAAAAGTTGTCCAAACTCCTCCTGCTGAATTAATTTCCATTAAAGGATAGTTAGGATTACTAGCCGAGGTTAAATAACGATGAGCATGAGCAAACCCATTACCCCCAAAAACAGTAATATTCCCATCTTTACCTACTGCAAAATTATAAGCTAAAATTAATTCAGCTGAATAAAGTGTAGCTCCAAATGTTTGAGTACCTTCTATTGGAGTTGTTCTAATACCTCTAATAGTGCCTTGGGTTAATACACCTCTAGTTTCCCAATGTTTATCAGGGGCATAAGTTAAAGATTGAGTACTACCTTCTATAGCTTCAATAGATTCACTTCTTAAATCACTAAATGAATTTAAAGAACCTCTAGAAAAACTCATACCCCATCTTGATAAACCTTTTACAGGTGGTAAGCTTGGTACTTGAACTTCTTTAGTTACTACTACAGTATCAATTTTAATAATTGGTTTTTGGTTTTTTATAATTGAATCCAATTCAGTTACTTTAGCACTTTTTTGACCTGCATAAGTATTAAGTTCGTTAAAACTAGAATCTAAAACAGCATATTCGGCTTTAGCAGAATCATACTCAGTTTTAATTTCGTTAAGTTTAACTTTTTGTTTGGCAATAGTTTGGTTAAGATAAACAGCCTGTGACTTAAGCATAGTCACAGTTGTATCTTTACCTTTAATTAACTCGTAAGGATATCTAGTTTGAGCCGTCAGACTCGAGCTCAAAAGGAGTAGCGGAAGGAGAAACAGAATCGATGATAGCCTTGACTTCATTTAATTGTGTGGTTAAAGTTAGTTTTTCTTCTTGTAACGTCTGGATTGACTCCTTCATTCCAACAACCTTCTCTGTAGTAGATTTATCAATAGCCTTAGCCATTTTAGTGGCTTGTTTCATTTGTTCCTGTGATTTTTGAAGTAGGAACTCAACTTCATCAACTTTAGGCTCTTTTGGTTTTTGAGCCGTAACTGAAATTATAGTGGTAGTTAAAACAATAGATGCTATTCCTATAATATAAGTTTTTTTAACGTCCATTATTTCATGATTTGAAGCATTTCAACCTTGCTTATCATGTAACCTAATGTAGAATCACTTCTACGAACGTGTTCAGTTAATAACTCAATTTTTTGGTCTTGACCAGCTACACGCTCGTCGTACTTACCAATCAAATCAGAATTACTTAATTTAATATCAACATATAAGTAACCTATCGCAACAATTACTAAAAACAGTAGACCTTTCGTAGGATCTTTTGAAAATTGCTCAAAAGTGATAGGTAATTTCATAATTTATAAATTTTAGTTTTTATTATAAATACAGAAAGAGAGCTTTAAATGCTCTCTTTTTTGTATAAATTTAAAAAAAAATTATTTTACTTGGGCTGATGTACCACTGCCTAAAGTTTTAGGGGAAGCTCCGCTTTTAGTAATCTTAGGTGAAGCACCACTACCTACAGTTTTAGGAGAAGCTCCGCTTTTAGTAATCTTAGCAGAAGTACCACTTGTTTTAGGTTTAACTACTTCAACTACATCTTTAGCTTCTTTAACTAAATTTTGAGCAGTATTTGTAACATCAGTAACTTCTTTAGTTACTTTATTTACTTTATTTTCGATTTGTTCATCGATTGTTGTTTGGCTTAACAACCAAGCCCATAATTTTTTTAAAAATTCCATGTTAATATAGTTTATAATTTATAATACATATTACTACCCATCGCAAGAAACGCAATCTACTGTGCGAGATCCAAGATCTCCTTTAATTACCGAATCAGTACGTAGATAATATAATGTCTTAATTCCAAGCTTCCAAGCCTCCATATGCACCTGATTAATCCATTTTGGGGAATCAGTTGGATCAAATGATAAGTTAAGTGATTGAGTTTGGTCAATGTAACGTTGACGAACCGCCGCTTGTTGAACTAGTGCTAACTGATTGATTTCGGGGAAGGTTAAAAATACTTCTTTTTCACCATCAGTTAAAATCTCGTGAGACAGGTTTTGTACTGAACCATTATCTGCTAAAATTTGATCCCATACTTTACTAGTATTTTTACCTTTTTTTTCTAATACAGCCTCTAGTTCTGGATTTTTAACAATAAATGTTCCTTTAGCACCATTAAAAACGTAAACATTTGCTGGTTGAGGTTCAATACCTGCTGAACATGAATTAATACGTGAGTTAGATACTGTAGGTGCAATTGCTAGCAAGTGGGTATTTCTCATACCTGTACCTTTACACCAAAGTGGCTCACCATATTCAACTGCCATTTTACGAGAAGCAGCTTCAGCTTGATTTTTAATTTGACTAAAGATAGTGTGTGTCCAAGCAGTAGAGGCGATTGAATTAAATGGTAGATTCTTTTGCTGTAGGAAAGTATGCCAACCCATTACACCTAAACCAAGTGCACGACCTTTTTTAGCGTGACGGTGTGAACGAATCATAGATTCTTTACCGTTTGTTTTCTGGATAAATTCTTCCATTACACCATCCAAGAAATAAACTGATGTTTCTACTAGGTCAGTGTCTTTCCATTCATCGTACTTAGCTAGGTTAAGTGAGGATAAACAACAAATAAATGAATGTTCCTCGTCTGTGTGAAGTGTGATTTCGGTACAGATATTAGTCATCGAAACATTCAAGTTGTTCATGCGGTAACCAAGTGGATTATCCTTGTTTACGTTATCACTAAACATGATGTATGGTTCGCCTGTTTCTACGCGTGACTTAAGAATTTCAAGCCAAAGTTTCATTGCTTCACTATCGCGGTCTTGAAGGCGATTCATAAACTTATCGTCTACAACTACTGCTTGGTGAAGGTTAAGACATTGGCGGTTTGGATCTCCTTTTGGTCGACGGATTTGAAGAAACTCTTCAATATCAAGGTGATTAATATCTAGGTTTACGGATGCAGCTCCTCGTCTAACAGAACCTTGGTTAGTGGCAATGATAGTGGAGTCATAGATTTTAGACCATGGTACAACTCCTTCTGATTTTCCGTTTCCTGTGATATGAGTACCTCTTGGTCGAATGCGAGACAAGCCAATTCCAACTCCTCCGCCGTAGGAAGTAAGGCGCATAAGTTCAGCGTTAGTAAGTCCAATACCTCTAATTGAATCAGGCGTGTCAATTCCAAAACAAGAGATAGGCAAACCCCTATCAGTACCGGTGTTGCTAAGAACAGGGCTGGCCAATCCAAGCCACCCATTCCAAATATATTTAAAAAATTTATTTTCAAGGTCAGGTCTATTTAATCGTTGTGCAACTGCGTGAGCAACTCGTCTGTATGCTTTTTTAGGTGTTTCACCTGGGAGCAAATAACCCTTTGAAATAGTACTAACAGCTACCTCATCCATGTACTCGGGATAGTCTTTACCACGTTCCCAAGTTGTAAAATCTGCTACTAAATTATTATCCATTTTATTTTATTACGTTTCTACAGTTACACTTATAATCATTTAATTCTTTTGATACAGGTGTTACATTCTTAAAATAATAACACTCTCTACGATTTCCAACTTTAAGTTCCTTATAGTAACCTAAAGGAATAGCTGCTCCGGTTGTAACTCGCATCGGTGAAGTAGGATATTCTACTCGAATAAACACTTTTACATCGTTCTCCATAGCTAGTTCACGTTCTCTTATCTCTAGCTTTTTCCAAACACCGCGATTTAGACTTTGTTGTTGAAGGCTAGAATTGACATAAGTAAAAGTAGCGTATAACATATCGCGATTACAATTAAGAGATGCCGCGGGGGCCATGTGCCCTTTGTCCCATTCGTTTGCTTCATAGTCTTTATCGTCGGATGTTTTAAGTCCTTTTTCAGTATAAAAATCCATTCCAGACCTAGAAGCGGTACCATTTGAGCAAGCTACAGAGTATCTTACTGAACGAGGTCCTTCTAGTACTTCTGAGTAGTTAATTATAAAGTAAGGAGTGTTCCAATATATACTATCTTTTAGTTGAGCTAAAAGAGTAAGTGGGAATAAAAGAGTAATTAAAAAATACTTTTTCATTTTAATGTGATTGAATAGTTTCAAAGAATGCCCTAATAAACTTTTTAAAAAATACTTTCATCCCAAGTCATGTGTCCTTTAGAGTAATTAGTAACTCGGCTAGCAAAAAAGTCAGTATGTTGTTTACCAGCAGATAAAGCATCAAACCATTTCATTCTTTCAACAGCTGTCATATCAACATTAGTAACAATAGGATTGTAACCAAGGTCACCGAGTTTTGTATTTACTCTGTTTTTAATAAAGTTTTGAAGATCATACTTTGAACACCCTTCTAAATCACCTAGCTCGTATACCTTATCAATAAAATCAAGTTCGAGTTTAAGAGATAATAAAGCTGCTTCATTAATTGCTGCTTCTAACTCTTTTGTTTTAAGATGTGGATTTTCTGCCATAAGAGTTCTAAATAACCAACATCCTGCTTCTGAGTGCATTGATTCATCTCTAATAGACCATTCAACAATTTGACCAACACCTTTAAGTTTGTTACGCATTTTAAAGCTTAACAATACTGCAAATGAAGAAAACAAGTTTACACCTTCAGTAAACGCTGAAAATATAGCCAATGATTTGGCAATTTCGTGGAGATCTTTTTCGCCATCAAAACTATCTCTAACTGACATAAGGTTTTCAATCTTAGCCATTGTTGATTCGTCTTCAAGGAACTCTGAAAAGTCATCAAGACCTAATGTTTCGTTTAACAAAGAATAGGCTTCAGCGTGAATAGTTTCCATACTACCAAAAGTGGTAGCCATCATGATAACTTCTGGTTTACGGAACCATTTGGTTACTAGTCCTGACCAGTAATCATTTACAATAGTTTCTGTTTGTGCAAATCCTTTTAAAATTGAACCAATAATATTTTTTTCTGTCTCGTTTAGATTTTGTTTCCAGTCATTCAAATCAGACATCATTGGAACTTCAGTGTGTAACCAGTGTGCTTGTTGTTGAGAAAGCCAGTATTCGTAAGCTTGAGGATATTCAAAAGGTTTGTAAACAATCCTCTCATGCAACAGATTTGATTTCTTTGCCATTGTAATTATTTTAATAAAAAGTTATTGATTCATCAACATATTTCTCAGCTGGCCCATTTCAGTTAGACTAAAATTGTTGGTTGAGCTAGTAGAGGCACTTGTAGTACTAAATGAAGATTCTTCGAGTTCACCCTCGGCTAATAGTTCAAATGAACCGATCGCAATATTAATTCTTGCGTCATATGTTAATCCATCCATTCCGTATCTATTTTTCATAATGTGAACCCTTCCTTCGCCTGATTGCTTATCTTTAGCTTTACGACTAATCGATAAAGCAAAGTCAGTAATCATCATTTTGTCATAAGAACCAGCTGCTTTGTGACCTTCAATTACATCATCTTGGGCTCCTTGACGGTTAACCTGAGATGCTGACCAAATTGGAAGATTCAATTCGCGAGCTAATCCTTTAGTGCTTGTATAAATATCATCAATCTCTTCCTTACGTTCTTTAGAATGACGTTTTGAACGAAGAAGATCAACATAGTCAATTACTAGTAAATCTGGTTTAATACCTAGATCAGTACATTTTTGAATGTGTGATTCAATCGTTGAAATTGATGCTTTTCCGGGTGCAAATCCTTTAATAACTAGATTTCCAGGAATTTTATTAACAATAACTTCAACTTTATCTTTGTGGTAAGTAATTTCGTTAGCAGGAATTTTAGTAAAGAAAGCATCAAAACGACGTCCTACATAATCTTCACCTAATTCTAGAGTATAATAAATTACATTATAACCCATTTTAGCAGCATGTCCTGCTAATGCTACTAGCGACCAAGACTTACCAGCTCCTGGACCACCAAATACCAAACCAAAATCTCCATTTCCGAGACCTCCTTGAAGTAATTCATTAACTTGGTCCCAAGGAGTTGGTACAATAATTCTTTGTTCATTGCGATAACGTGCTTCAATATCTTTAACATATTCGTGTCCTAAATTTTTATCTGCTCCGGCTTTTAACGCGGTATCAATTAAGACCCTAATCGAGTCATAATCTTGTGCCTTAAGCAAATCAACGCTGTTAAGCAACGCTTTTTTCAATTGTTGATTTTTACAAAAAGCAGAAAATTCATTTTCAATATATTCTGAATCCGTGTCAACTAATTTATAGGTTTCACGAAGTTGTTCTTTAATAGCAATTTTAAGAACGTCATTAGTTACTTTTTCGTATTCAGATTTTAATACTTCGGGGGTCGGAGTAGTATGGTATTTGCTATAGTATTGTAGAATTTGATCTATAATCCACTGATGGGCTTGGTTACTAAAATGACTTGAATCAAGTACATCGTGAACATTAATTAAAAATTCTTTATGGTTCAGGAGAGAAGATAAAACTTTTACCTGAAATGTGATACCATATTTATCTAGCTCACTTAGAGTCATTATTATAACTGTTTAAAATTCGAAACTGATTGTTAATCCAAAACTCAACATTTTTGATTAGATGACGCAAACCATCTTCTTGATATAATCTAAGAAATGTTTTAACATCTAACACGGGTGATTGTTGAAGGATTAAATTATTTATAAAATCTTTTTCTAAGTCATCCATCATAGGATTATGTAAATCCATAATCTTGTGGGATTTTCTTAAAATACTTTCATCAAATACAGCACGTGAATATACTATATTATCTTTATGCTTTTGAGCACAAATATTTAAAACTTCATCTAATGAAATAGGTCGTTCAATTAATTCAGGAAATAATTTATTAATTTTTTTATCTCCTAATCCTTTAACTCCTGGTACCTTATCTGAAGCATCACCTAAAAGAGTTTTGTAAATGAGAAAATTTTCAGGTAATACTTTAAATTTTTCTTTTACAGCAGAAGGTGTGTAATAATCCTTTTCAATAGGACGATATACTGTAATTTTATCTGTAACTAATTGAATAAAATCTCGGTCACTAGAAACTATAAATACTTGCGAATCATGCTCAGTAGAAAGTTTTTTAGACAAATGAGCTATAATATCATCTGCTTCAACTTTATCAAGTGCTACAGTTTTAACTGGGAGGCATTTGAGATATTGGATTAAACGAACAATTTGATCTACTTTAGCATCATGTTCGTCATCTAAATCTTCAAAAATATCCCAGTTAGTAACTCGAGTAACATGTCGTCCAGATTTGTATTCGGAGAGAAGGTTCTTACGATTTGTAGAGGAACCTTCTCCGTCGAATACTACATAGATTGATGTAGGATCAATAGCATTTATTAGGGTACCTAGTGAGCGAATAAATCCACCTAACCCCCCAACATGAACACCATGCTCATTAACAATATTGAGCATAGCAAAATTTCGAAAAAATAGATTTAGACCATCAATAAGTAAAACTCGATCATGTGAAGAGGAGGGAATCTCATTCCCCTGTGATTTTGAATCAAGGAGTGCTAATAAATCGCTTTTACTCATATCAATCTGGTTCTTGGGTGTAGATTTCTGCTGGTTCGAAGGTATCAACTTCTTCTATAATATCAAAGTTTCCTCCACCAAGAATTTTACTCCATTCTTTCGCATGCGAGTCTTTATAGTCTTTAAGAGCTTTATCGGTATCATCAATAAATCCGTGAGGTGTCATGATAATTTTACCTTTAGTAGTAATACCGTTGATGTGGTTTTTATCAATCTGGATATTGGTACGCTTAGCAAATTCTACTTGCTTACCATCTTTGATTGCTTTGATTTTGTTTGTACCAGCATTTGCTACGTTACCAAACGTAATTACAAATGTAGCATCAAACCACATCGCAAAACCACCTTTATTCATCAACTTAGGTTGACCCATAGGCATTTCTGGTTTTGCGGTCCATACCTTATTAATAGCTACTAAAGTATTAATATAAGGTGAAGACTCTTTACGCGATAGGGTAATCTTTTGATTTACACCATTACCAAACTGAGTTGACATCGCTCCTGCATTCCACTCATTATTATTTTTGTTTGAGCGAACTGAAAGTTCAC